TTTCAATTATAAGAACACAATCGTCACCATTATTTGCTAGAGAGATGCGGATACCTAAATGCGATGCGATGTTAAAAATTATCGCACACATTAAAAGACAATTACCTAGACTGGTATTTGCATCACCTGACATTCTTGTACCCTCAACAGTGTATTTTAGTGTACCGTCCCGGGCGGAACCATACACACGATTTTTGAGTTGCCACTTTAGAATCCGTTGCATCTTACGTCGATACCTCAAAGGCACACAATCTACATAAACTGAATGTTCCCATTCCAAAAGCGGGGTGGAAACATGTTGGTCGAAACGATTGGCATCCATCCCGATAGCACACGGGGTGTTAAACGAATCCCATTTCATTTTAAGATTGGTGGCCTGCAATGAAGCGTTCATGCCCTTAAAAACAGTTGGGCTTTTAAAGGCTCCGGCAATTGACTTGAAAATTAAAGGTTCAAGACTCTGCAAGAACGTAAGTAACTCTAGATTAAATCGTGGGGAGCGCGGTGAGACCACACGTGGCACGAAGCTTGGCTTTGATTTCTCAAGTTTTGTAAAGGCAGAAATGTGAGCATCTTTTCTGTTCAATGGTTTCAACAACAAAGAATCACATGCTTGTTGATATCTCAATCTTTTAGGGCCAGCATACGAATCGACAACCGATTGGTAGGACTTGCGGGCGGTACTAGGAGTAAGACGAACAATCTTGTTTTTAAATGTTTTTAAACTATATTGAACAAATGGCCTAAGAGCAGGAGTAGGTGGTACGAAACGGCCATTTTCCTTGTGATACAAAACTCGTTCTAGTACACCACGTTCCAAATTAACGATAGAGTTATTTGGAATTACCCATGATATACCGGGAGAAAGTGAATAGTAAATCTCACAATGGCGTTCAACGGGAGGACCAGTGCGCCGCACGTGTAGGTCATGCTTGATGCGTGAACGTTTCACATCAACACCACGTGCGAGGCTGGGACCAGATTATTCCTGATGGGATGACCAAAATTGGTCATCTTCATCAGAAATAGTGAACGGATTCCACGAGGTTTTCTTACCTGTGGTAAACTGGCGCCGGTCATCTTGGGCATCATAAGAATTAATTAATCTCTGACATTCGTTGTCATGGATCGAAGGTACAAAGCACAAAGTTGCTACTAAACGGATCATCTTGGTGATGTCAACATACCGAGCACGAGTATACCAGGCGTCTTCGAGTTGAATTGCAAGGGTTTCAACAACAGCGAGGTCTTTAG